AGTATATTGTGTACAGTAGAGTTATTTCTGAAAAATGGTTGACAAACACTGTTTTGGATGAGATAAATGAAGAGGTTTTGTAAAAATATAATAAAATATTACAATACTAATATTTCTTATGGTAACAACCAGAATGCAATCTAAACAACATAATCGACATTGTAAAATTGAAAGGTTTCATGATACAGATACCCGTAGTATTCATCTAAGTCTAGATCATTGTCAAGAACATACTTATCCTATTCATACATCTGATTATAATATGGCACCGAGAAATAGAAAACGCAGCAGAACTGGTTCTCGCGAAGTTGTTGACAATACAGATGTCATTAGTATCAGCAGCACAGAACCAGAATCAGAACCAGAACCCGAGGAACAATTACAACGAATGGAGAATGTTAGAATAAAACACGAACCAGGGGTAGAAATTGTTGATGAAGTTCCGAAACCAAATATGATACAAAGAGTTCTTCCTCATATGACGCCGTATGCTAAGTATATTTATAGGGTCGCTGGTATCTACATCTTTTGGATACTTCTACATTATATTACTGCTCACTTATATGTAAAATATTGTGCAGCATCTTCGTGGTATGGTTTGTTAATATCCCCGTTCTTAATTTCAGCACCACATTGTATTGCAATGAGATGGGTGTTTACAAAAGGAGGAACAGTAATTGAAGGTATGTGGATACTTGTGGGAACATGGTTGTGTTCAAAAATCATTACTCAATAAAGGTTTAAATATAAAAAAAATAAAAATGGTATATTGTATTGTACATATACCATTTTTACTGTAAGTATAATCATGGTTTTTAAACATATTACAAATCATAAGAGGGTAGTGTTTTCTCTCTATAGATCAAAGTTAAGGGTAGCTCATTTAATGGGATATAAATATGGAAACGCCTCTTCTCGTTTTATCCAAGATCTTAGTCTATGTGATACTTATGTTCAATCAGGAATACTTATAGATTATCCGAATAAACATAGATTACTAATAGGAAATACCATAAGAATGCACTATAGAATGTCTATGTATTCAGTTACTGCATCATCAACTATTTTTATAGATAGAGCATTTTATTGGTTAAGAGTGTTAAATAGATTATGTGTTGATTATCAGATGAAACAAAGAAACCAGTTTTTATTACCTAGTCCACCACCAAAAAAGGAAGAGATAAACCCATAGATACTAATTTATTCAAGAGACTTACATTTTGTTTTTCCAAATATGAATGTTAAAAGAGAGAAAGACTTACCATACTCCTTGTATTGTTTCTTAAAATAAAGCAAAAATCCAATGATTACTGTCAAAGACACAGCTACAAAAAGATAATCCATTGTTCCCAGCAATCCATCAACTAACGCAGCATTATCCTCAGAAGAACTATAATAATCTACATAGTTCTTTAATACAAGAATTAAAAATAATCCAATTATAGCTGCCATAGTATACTGAATATCAAGTCTATTAAATAATAAAAAGAATGCCCATATAGCTAATGTTTTGCCCGCCAATACCATTGGATGAACCTGTTTTTCGGATGATGTGAATCCTAAACAAAAGTAAATAACCATCAAAATAATTACATTTTTAGCATACATATTGTTAGTTAAAAGTTTTTGAGATTGACAGCTTAGTGTTTCAGCAACAAAGTTTCCTGCTACGGCTATGATTAACAAAAATATTCCCACGACTGTGTCAAACTTGGTTGAATCTTCCATTACTGATTTATACATATTATACAGAAAATATTTATAAACCAAATAGAGAAGAGGGAAAAAGGAAGGGTTGTTAACCCAAACGTCAGTTTTTAAAACTTATCTACTCTTCCCTTCCTGTATTTTTTTGTTCTTGCCTTCTTTATTTCTCTCTTTGTTAACTCTTTATGTGTCTTGGGTGTTTTACTAGTAATCCTCTTTTCTGGACGATATATATCATTCTTATATTTATATCCAACTTCTCCTCGTTGGTTAACCCATTTTTCTTTAAACCATCTACTAAGACCCTTCTTTTGTGTCTTTTTACCTTTGTATGGATCTTTTCGAGATCCATGTTTTTTCGCATATCTCTTTTTGTACGTTTTTACAAGTATTCCACTACGATAGGCACTGTGTTTTGGATTTTTCTTATATACTTCCTTTTTAACTTTTTCGTATAATTTTGTATCACGTGGTTCTGGCTTATCAGACATTATAAGATAGATTACTATATTATGTAAAGAGAGAAATATACATACCAATTAAAAATACAATATATACAATCATTGGTATATTTTATTTACGCAGTCTTTTTCTTGAGAATAACCTTCTTCTTAGTTACTTTCTTTTTATTGTCAACTCCACTAATAGATGCTTGAAGTTGTTCACGGTGTCTTGTATATTCTACATATAGGTCATCTAATTCTTTCATCCACATTTGTTCAGTAGTCGTCTCTTTCAAGATCTCCAGTTCACGTAGCTTATCATTGTATTGATTTGATAGCTTCTCTACGTTCTCTTCTGTTACACTATCCATTGACATTTTTATCAAGTATTTATAATCCTCATCATTATCTAATGTGTCAAACTTTTTGCTTTGAAGCATTTCAGTGATCTCTGCACGTTTCTTTCTACGCAGATCAATATCTCCGTCTAATGTTTCTTGAATATATCTATGCTTATTACTTAGAATAAGTAGTTCACGTTCAAGCTGGTTGATCATATAATCCTTTCGTTCTACATAAAGACGCATACGAGTATCAAAGTAGTCATGAATAATATCGTTTGGACTAGTATATTTTCTTAACTTGTCATTAGCATCAAACAAATGCATATTTGTAGTAGACATAGTTGTATACAGTTTCAATGTCTTTTCAAGTTCGGTACAACCTGTTCCAGCATCTAAAACATTAGAACTTAATGCTTTGACGGTTCCTCTTGTCATTGTAACTGTAATATCTACTGTTGTGTCTTTGCTCATGTCATCGTAGTCTTTCACAATAGCAGTCACCTTTTTTCCATTCTTATCTGTTGTGTCGGTTAATTTTTCTAGGTATTCTTTAAAATCGTCTGTCCATAATCCAACAGGTAACTCAGTAATTCTTACTTTGTCATCTCCGATAATTTCATGTCTTCCACGAACAATGAACTTTCCTTCAGATACATTTGCAATGGATCCAGTGAACCCTTCGTAGTATGGAATAAACTCACGTGATGTTTCAAACTCACCTGTTATTAGTCGACCTCGAATGTATTCGATGATATCCGTTGGATTATAACATAACACTTCTGTGCTGAACCCTGTGCCAATACCTTTTGTTCCATTTACAAGAACCATCGGAATGATTGGTGCATAAAATGTAGGTTCGACTGATAGTCCATCATCGTCAAGGTAATTGAGAACGTTATCATCCATATTAGGAAACAACTTGCGTGTAATAGGAGATAAGAGTGTATAGATATATCTTTCCGATGCACTATCCTTTCCTCCTCGCAATCTTGTTCCAAACTGACCATTAGGTAAGAACAGATTAATGTTGTTGGATCCTACAAAGTTTTGTGCCATGCCAACAATCGCACCGTTTAACGATGCTTCACCGTGATGATAACCAGAGTGTTCAGATACATATCCTGTAAACTGTGCTACCTTGATTTCACTTGTCAAGTTTTTCTTGAAGCCTGCAAATAAGATTTTTCTAAGACTAATTTTTAATCCGTCCATTACATTCGGTATGCTACGTTCACAATCATATTTTGAAAAGTGGATCAACTCTTTATTAATAAAGTCTTCGTATGCAATCGTTGGAAGCGATGTATCTACAAATGTCTCACGCTCATAATTACCTAACCATTCTTTTCTATCATCACTTCGCTTTTTATTAAATACCATATCCATAATGTCATCGCTTGAGTTTCCAGTATGTGAAAACCACACAACTTTCTTTCTTGCAAAGTATTCACGGAACTCCTTTCCAGTGCTAGTTCCAAGACCCTTATAATACTTGACACTCCATCCCTTCGTGTCATTTGCATCCTTCCATGCTTCATATTCTCCGTCATTATAGAACACAAGAGTTTCATTACCTTTTTTTGCCTTTAAGATAGGAGTATTCATAAACCCAATGAAGTTAGGTATTTGTGACAAAGATGCCCACTCTGTCTGAAACAAGTTCAAACACAATCCTTTGATATGACTTCCATCCAAATCCTGATCGGTCATAAACAAGATCTTCCCGTAACGAAGACTTCGTTTGACGTCATTTTCATCTGTGTATTCCTTTCCACTTTCCAAACCTAGGATCTTTTTCATATCAGCAATTTCTGCATTTTCGGATATCTTCTTTTTTGTTTCACCTCGAACATTCATGATCTTACCTTTCATTGGGTATACGCCAATAAGATTTCTATCATCTGATGATAACCCAGACACAATACCTGCCTTTGCTGAGTCTCCCTCACACAATATCAGCATACATTCACCAGACTTTGCAGTTCCAGCCCAGTTTGCATCAATTAGTTTTGGAATACCACGGATATTTTTTGTCTTTGTTCCATCTGTCTTCTTGGCAGCCTTCGTATCTTTAATCTGTGAAATAGCACACGCAATATCAATAATACCTAACTTAGCTATCTTGTCAATTGTCTTGTCGTCTACTGAACATGTAGATCCAAACTTACTGCTTGGCGTATTCATGTAGTCCTTGGTTTGACTATCAAAAGCGGGATTAATAATATCACATCGAATAAACACAATAAGCTGTTCTTTAATAGCAGATGCGTTCACCGTAACCTTCTTCTTTTTCTCAATCAATGCTACTAATTTGCGAGTAATCTGACCAACAATATAGTCAACATGCTTGCCACCCTTACTAGTATAAATACCATTTACAAATGAAACTTGTGAAAACTCATGATTAGGAGATAGTGAAACCGCATATTCCCAACGATCATTTGCAGCCTCGTATACTTTCTTTGTACCATCCTCAAGATACATATCCACGTATTGTTGAAATGTTTTCACTGGAATGAGTTGCGAGTTACACTTGACCTTTACAGTCTTGCTAGTTACCGCGGCAATATCATATATTCTACGCTTAAACAAGTTAATCATATCTGGTGTCATACCGTCAATACCAAGTCTAGTATAGTCTGGCTTAAATGTGATACGTGTAAACGGTTTTGTTTTGCATTTAGTAATTTTAGGTGTATCGATTGTGTTTAGATTATCGTGAAAGGTTTGACAATATTTAAGACCTCTTTTGTGATCAATTGTCTCAACACTTCCTTCTGTCGACCAGATAAGAACTAGTTTAAAACCGAACCCATTCTTACCTCCAACAATCTTTTCCTCTTCTTTATTGTAATTTGTAGATGTTCTAAGATGCCCAAAGATCATTTCGGGGATCCAGAGATCATACTCAGGATGTTTTGCAATATCAATTCCATTTCCATCATTGAACATTGTAATCGTTCCATCTTCTCCAATACTAATGTCAATGTTACTTACCTGATGAACATTTTCCTCTCCATTTGTTAACGCTTGTGCCATGCGGATGACATGATCTCGACAATTAACAATACCCTCATCAAACAGTTTGTAAAGTGCTGGGATGTACTGTATTTTTTGTTCAGAGATTTTAGATGTTTCTGGATTAAGGATCCACATTGAAGAGTCAACATTCTCGATTGAACCCACATAGGTATCGGGGTTGTCGAGGATATGTTGTTTATCAGTCTTTTGCTGGTACTTTTTTGAAAGGTTGGCGGCTGACATATTTGGTGTCTATATTTGATATGTTTTATCTAAGTCGAAATCGTTCAATTTACGTTTCTAATTTTATAATTAATACTCGTAATAAATGAACGCAAATAAATATACAAGTAATTTTATTTTATAACAAGAAAACCAGTTTGTCTGTTGTTAATATATAGAAAATATTCGAATAGTATATATAAATATTTTTAATGTCGGATAAACAAGTTAGTATGCATACTAATGAACGTGCCTTTGCTGCCCTGAAGAATGACGGTACAATTGTAGCATGGGGTGTTCCAGCTAATGGAGGCAGCATGAGTGATGGAACTGGGTATACTGGAGTTCCGTCTGGCCTCAATAATGTGGTGGCAATATATTCTAGTCCTATTGCATTTGTTGCCCTCAAGGGTGACGGCACGTTGGCAGCATGGGGTTCAGAAACTGATAACATGAATTACACCAGTCCTCCTATGCCACCGATATTGCACACTAGTACTACATCTGGTTTCAGTAAAATAACGGCAGTTTCTTCTACTCATCGTGCCTTTGCTGCCTTGAGGGAAAACAATACGGTATTTGTATGGGGCAATTCAAGCTATGGAGGCGATATGGCTGGTGCACCAACCAGTCTGACCGATATAACGACAATCTATTCTAATTTCGCTGCCTTTGCTGCCTTGAGATCAAACGGCAGTGTGACAGTATGGGGCTCTTCAACCTATGGAGGCCAAGACGCGCCGGGTCTGACCGACAGCACTGCATCCGGTTTTAGTCCAGTAACTGCTATCTATACTACTGGTAGTGCGTTTGCTGCCTTGAAGCAAGACGGCACGGTGACAGCATGGGGCTTTTCAACCTATGGAGGCAGCGGCGTGCCGGCGGGTCTGAGCAACGTGCAGGCTATCTATTCTACTCAGCGGGCATTTGTTGCCTTGAAGCAAGACGGCAGTGTGGCAGCATGGGGCGATTCAAGCTCTGGAGGCAACGACCCGGGTCTGACCAACGTGCAGGCTATCTATTCTACTTATGGTGCGTTTGCTGCCTTGAAGCAAGACGGCACTGTGGCAACATGGGGCGATTCAGCCTATGGAGGCAGCGTGCCGTCGGGTCTGAGCGACAGCACTGCATCCGGTTTTAGTCCAGTAACTGCTATCTATTCTACTGAGTCTGCCTTTGCTGCCTTGAAGCAAGACGGCACGGTGACAGCATGGGGTGATTCAGGCAAAGGAGGCAGCGGCGTGCCGTCGGGTCTGAGCGACAGCACTGCATCCGGTTTTAGTCCAGTAACTGCTATCTATTCTACTGAACGTGCGTTTGCTGCCTTGAAGCAAGACGGCACTGTGGAAGCATGGGGCGATTCACAATATGGAGGCAGCGCCATGCCGTCGGGTCTGAGCAACGTGCAGGCCATCTATTCTACCCCGTATGCCTTTTCTGCCTTGAAGCAAGACGGCACTGTGGAAGCATGGGGCACTTATATAGGTAATAATGGAGGCGACGACGTGCCGTCTGCTCTGAGCGGCGTCAAAAATATTTCATATGGTAACTACTATTTTCGGGGAAAGTATTATCATAGCAGGGTTCTCGATCCTGTACCACCATCACCGCCAGGCATAAATACTATATCAAGTCCAACTTCTAATAACACTCCAACAATCACAGGAACTGGTATTAATGGACATACTATTAAATTATTTCAATCATCTAGTCAAATTGGTCAAGCTACCGTTTCAAGTGGTGTGTGGTCTATTACAACATCCACTTTGAGCGATGGAACTTATACAATTACAGCAACCACAACTAATTCGTTTGGAATCGAATCGGCAGCATCCGCTTCACAAACCCTTGTTATTTCTACATCTGCATCTTCAGCACCTATCATCAATACTATATCTCCAAATCCAACTAATGATAACACACCAACAATTACAGGAACTGGTGTTACTGGAGATACAATAACATTATTTGAAGGATCAAACAGTATTGGCACAGCTACTGTTGCAAATAGTGCATGGTCTATTACAACATCCACTTTGAGCGATGGAAGTTATACAATTACAGCAAAAGCAACTAATTCAGGTGGAGTCGTATCATCTGCATCCGCTGCACAAACCCTTGTTATTGATACAACAGCACCTTCAGCACCTATCATCAATACTATATCTCCAACTTCAACTAATAATAACACACCAACAATCACAGGAACTGGTGTTACTGGAGATACAATAACAT